CACTGGGCGGGCGGCGGCAAAGGCGATCTTTCCGAGGCGGCCCGCGATGCCAGGGAAATGGGCGCACCGGAGGAGGTGATCGCCTCCTTGGAGCGGAGCCAGGCCGATGCAGCATTCGAGGTGTGGGACGAGAACTGGGAGGCGGTCAGCGCCTTCCTGTGCGTCTGCACCCAGTGGCGCGCGATCGCGCGGGGCATGGACGGCGAAGTCTACTGGCAGGGCCTCGACTATGCCGGCGTCGCGGCCGGCCTGCTGGGATCCGGCATCGAGGCGACGCCGCGGCTGTGGGGCGAGCTGCGCATCATGGAAGCCGCGGCCCGCAATGAGCTCAATGGCGTGAAGGTGTTCGACGAATGACGCTGAGAACATCACTGCTGATCGACGGCAACGCCCAGGGCGCGATCGCGGCCGCCAATTCGGTGGAGCGCGAGCTGGGCGGCGTCGAGCAGGCCGCGCGCAAGGCGGCTGCAGCCAATGATGATCTCGGCGCTCGCGCTGTGGTCAGCACTGGTCAAGCGCGAGCCGGATATCTGAACCTCGGCCGCCAGGCTCAAGACATTGCAGTGCAACTTCAGGGCGGCACCAATATCGGCACGATCATTGCCCAGCAGGGCGGCCAGGTGGCTGATGCCGTGGCCATGATGGGCGGCCGCTTTGCCGGGCTGGCCAGCTTCCTGGCTGGGCCGTGGGGTGCGGCGATCTTTCTGGCCGCATCGGCCCTGGTGCCGTTCATCGGCCGGCTGCTCGAAAGCGGCGAGGCGGCGCGCGAGGCGGGCAACAAGTACGCCACGGCAGCCGATCAGGCCCGCGACCTGATCGGGGCGATGAACGCCGCCGCGCTGAACGAGGCGCGGATCAACCGCAACAAGGTGTGGGACGAGCTCGCCGGGAAGGAGAACCTGCTTGCGACCGGCCGCCGCGCTGGCCCCAATGCCACAACCATCTATCCACGCGACGGCGGCTTCTTCGCCATGGGCGAGCAAAAGGCGCAGCTGGAGAAGGACATCTACGGCCTGCGCCTGAAGTTGGCCGAGGAAGACAACAAGATCGCCATTGCCGAGCGCGAGAACCGGCGCATCGAGCAGTCTGCTCGCGGGCGCAGCGGGCCGCGTGCTGGATCAGGCGCAAGTGCCGGCAGCACGCGCCGGCAGCTGCAGGACCTCGACACCATCGGTGAGCGCGCGGCCGAGAAGATCACCCGCATCTCAGAGCAGTTCGACGAGCAGCCGCGCCTGATTGACCGGGTGAACGCGGCCACCCGCGAGCTCGACAAGACGATCGCCGAGCTGAAGGCCAAGAACAAGAACGGCATCTTCGACAAGGAGATCGCCCAGGCAGAAGCCGCGAAGCTGACCGTGCGCGAGGCGTTGGTCCGCCCGCTCGAGGAGGCGCGCCAGGAGAGCGAGCGGCGCCTGCAGGTCCAGACGTTGACGGCGGCCGGCATGGACGCTGAGGCTGAGGCCCTGGAGCGCATCTGGCGCTTCGAGCAGCAGAACTACAAGATGAGCGCGGCGCAAAAGCAGGAGGTGCTCGACCGCGTGCGCTATGAGCGCGAGGTCAGCGCCGAGCTGCAGCGGCGGCGCGGCCTGATCGAAGGCTATCTCGATACCACCCGCTCGATCAAGCAGGAGCTGACCTCGATCTTCTCTGGCACAGGCAGTGCCGGGAACCTCGCCTCGATCGGGCGCCAGCTCAACTCGCAGATGCTGGTCGAAAAGATCTTCGGATCGGCATTCAAGGATCTCGACGACTGGGTGAAGGGTCAGTCCGGCCTCAAGCCGAGCATCGACTATTTCAGCGAGGAGGCGACCCGCGGCGGTAAGGCGGTCGGGGCCTTTGCCGCAGCGGTTAATGCCGCCGCTGATGGTGTTCGCAATGCAGGCGCACCGAAGGTCGAGAGTGCGGGCGCTTCCGGCGCGGATGCAAACGAAGAGGGGAAGCCGACAGAGATCGTCGTCACGGCTCCCCGTGATAGCGTTTTCGGCCTCGTCCCGCGCGAGTACTTCGACAAGTTGGGTGGGACGATGGCGGGTGCCATCGTCGATGCGCTCAACGAGGAGTTCAGCACCACCTTTTTTAATCGCCTGAAGGGCACCCTGGGTGGCGCCATTTCCGGTTATCTGCTGGCAGGGCCGCTCGGCGCGGTGCTGGGCGGCGCGCGCGGCCTGATGTTCGATTATGGGAAGGACATCTTCGGCGAGAAGATTTCCGACAAGATCCTTGGCGGCCTTGAGAAGAGCCTGAAGGGCATCGAAACCGGGATGTTCGTTTCCGGGGTTGCGAATGCCTTCGGCATCAAGATGAACAGCGGCGGCGCGCAGCTGGGCGGCGCGCTGGGCGGCGCGTTAAGCTTTATCCCGGGCGGCAGCATCATCGGCTCGATCGCGGGCGGCCTCTTGGGCAACCTGTTCGGCAAGCGGCCGCGTGGGGCCGGATCGGTCAGCAACACCGGCGTCACGGCCAGCGCCAACGACGCGGGGATCACCGGCAGCCTGAACGAGACCGGATCGAACCTGCAGGGCGCGATCGCGCAGATCGCCAACGCCCTGGGCGCCAGCGTCGGCAACTATTCGATCGGGATTGGCCGGTACAAGGACTACTACCAGGTCAGCAGCGCCGCGAACGATGCGCGCCTCGGCAACAGCTACTTCGGCCGGGACAGCAAGAGCGCGCTCTATGACGGGCTGGATCCTGCTGCAGCCATGCGGGCGGCGATCGCCGGGGCGATCTCTCAGGGGGCAATCGAAGGCCTCTCAGACGCCATGCAGAAGGCTCTGAGATCGAGCACCGACATCGATGCCGCGATCAAGGAAGCGCTGAAGGTGCGCGAGGTCGAGACGCTGATCGGCGGCATCGGCAAGGCGTTGGAAGAGCAGTTCAAGAGCTTCGAGCGCCAGGCGGCCGAGCGGCTGCGCATCGCCCGGCAGTACGGCTTCGACGTTGCCAAGATCGAGGAGCTGAACGCCCGCGAGCGGGCCAAGCTGGTCAAGGACCTGCTGGCCGACCAGGTCGGATCGCTCCAGCAGCTGATCGAAGACATGACCAGCGGGTCGCTGTTCGAAGGCTCGGCCGTCGATCGGCGCCAGGCGCTGTTGGCGCAGATCGCCGAGGCCAAGGCTGCGGCCGATGCCGGTACCGAGGGCGCAGCCGACCGCCTGGCCCAGCTGCTGTCCCAGCTCAACGCGGTGTCGCGCGACGTCTATGGCACCACCGGCGGCTTTGCGACCGACCGGAGCACGATCCTCGATTCCGCGCGCGATACCATCGCCAAGGCCAACCAGCGGATTGCCGATGCCCAGGCCGCCAGCGACCCGGCGCTGACGCAGACCAATGCCGCACTGGAAGAGAACAACGACCAGAACGCCCAGATCCTGGCTGCAATCGGCACGACCAACGACCAGCTGGCGCAGATCCTCGCGCAGAGCCAGGCGGGCGGCACCGGCGGCCTGGCCGGCCTGGCGCTGACGTCGGGAGTTGACTGGCGATGACGGCGACAGTCATCCTGGTTGAGGCGACGCCGCGGCAAGCATCGGACGGGGCGAATGTGACCGTCCGGCTTGCGGGCGGCGGCGAGCTCGTTCCCTATGAGTATGGCGGCTTCCGCGATTGGCGGGCCGGGATTGTCGGCCAGCCAACGCTGATCGCATCACTTGAATTCGCGGGCGGCGACTTCCCTCCCGGCAGCGTTCCGGCCGCGGCCGAGATCGAGTGGCAGGGGCGCAACCTAGCTGAGCTTGCTGACCTGGTGTGGCGCGATGCCCCGATCACGGTCCGCATCGGGCCCGAAGGCGCGGCCCTGCCGCCGATCGCGCTGAGCGGCCGCGTGCTGGAGGCGACGGTCACCCGCGAGGGGCGGCTGAAGATCAGCCTGTCCGACCCGGCCGCGGCAGTTCGCAAGCCGATTGCCGCCGGGCGCTTTGCCGGCACGGGCGGCCTTGAAGGCCCGGTCGAGTGGGATGGCCGCCTGCGCACGCGGATCTGGGGCCGGATCTGGAACATGCCGGGCGAGCCGCTCGACAAGGCCAACAACATCTATTGCTTCGCCGATCCGCTGCGGCAGATCCATTCGATCACCGCAGTGCGCGACAAGGGCGCCAATGCGGCAGCCCTGACCACGCTGGGCTGGCAGGGATCGGCCGCAGCGACCTTCACTGCCCTGCAGGCCGCTGTGGCGCCCCAGGGCGGCGGCGTGGCCTGTCCGTCGATCGCCTGCGTCAAGTGGTGGACCCAGCCCGCCGGCGATCTGTGTGCCGACCTGCGGGGAGAGACTGCCGGCGGCTATGTCGAGACAACGGCCGAGATCGCGCAGCGCCTTGTTTCCGCGATCGGTGGCCCGGCCTTTGCAGCCGTAGAACTGGCCGCGGCAATCACCGCGCGGCCTGCGCCGATCGGGTGGGTGGTTCGTGATGACCAGACCACCGTTGCCGCCATGCTGGACGAGCTGGCCGGTAACAGCTCGCTGATGTGGCTGATCAACTCGGCCGGAGAGATCGTGCTGCGGCTCTGGCAGTGGGGCGCCAGCGTGGCCAGCGCGACCAGCCACCAGGTGGCGCGGCTGAAGACGCTGCGGCCGGTGGCAACCCGGAAGATCGGGTACCAGCGTAACGAGCTGCCGATGAAGCGCGGCGACCTGGCCGCGATCGTGCTGGCCGAAGGCGTCCAGTATGCCGATGGCACGCCGATCGAGGATCTGAAGCCGGCTGAGCTGGGCGCGACCGATGGGGCGCAGACCGGCGTGAACCTGGTCAACGGCGCAGGCACGGCGGTTCTGACCGATCCGCAGATCGTCACAGCGCAGGGGACCGCAGCGGCCATCACCGGGCAGGGAACCCTGGCCACCCAGAACAACGTCAACCTCGGGACGCAGGTAACCGGCACGCTCAGCACCGGGAATGCGGCTTCTGGCCTGGTCAACACCAATATCAGCATTGCGGCGAACGGTGCGCTGACGGGCGGTGGCGGCGGCCAGGTCACCATTGGCGGCCTTGGCTACACCGGGGCGCTCAACGCTACTTACGGGGCCCGTGCAGGCACCAACATCTACCGGACTGATGGCACGACCGTGATGGCCCAGGCGGAAATCCGCACGGCTGAAGGTGTGGCCTCGGCCATCACTGGGCAGGGCGCGCTGGCGACGAAGTCGAACGTGAGTTGGCTGACTGAGGTGGCCAACCGACCTGCGGTCGACCAGCTGTATTACGACTTCAACTTCGCCTCGATCACAGCCCTCACGGGGGCAGGCCATTATCTCAGCGCTCAAGCTTACTGCTCAATTGTTGATGATAGCACTTCGCCGGGTGGGCGCGCTCTTTTGATCGGTGATGGCGTTACTGCCATGGGGTCACCGCAATGGCAGGGCGCCGAATGGGTGCCCTATGACGGGGATGATCTCTACGAGATCACCTTCGAGATCGAGAATGTCTCAGCCAACGCAGCCGCTACGTTCTACCTTGGTGTCGAGGCTCGGGACCGAGCTGGAAACAACTTAGGGGCCAGCTACAACTATGTCGCCGCGAGCGCGCGCTCGGCTTTGTCGAACAGCGGAAAGCGCATTTACAAGGGTTACTTACGCGGGTTCACGAGTGGCACCAGCTCTGGTGTTGCAAATGACCCCTTAGCCCCCGGAGGCCTCCCCGACGGCAGTGCATTTGCCTTCGGGCAAGGTGGAGCGGTTCGCTTCCGTCCAATGGGGCTTTTCAATTATAGCCCAGGGGCCATCAGCCAGACCAAACTCCACGCTTGTCGGGTTGTTCGGCTCCCTGGTGCTGCTGCCACTCAAGGAGCATTCGCACTCGGCGGGGCCTACCTCCGCCGCGCTGACGGCAGCACAGTTCTGACCGATGGCACCGTGGTGACATCTCTGGGCACCGCCGCAGCCATCGCTGGGCAAGGCGCGCTAGCGACCAAATCCACCATTGCAGGTTCCGACATTGGGTCCGCCGTCGTCAGCTTCGACAAGCTGACCTCTACTGCGGCCCGATTTGGCACCAACGTCGTTCGTGCAGACGGTTCAACGAGCGTCACAGATGCGGCCGCCATCACATCTATGGGGACCGCTGCGGCCATCGCGGGGCAGGGCGCACTGGCCACTAAGTCCAGCGTCGATCTCGCCACGACTGAGGTGGTCGGGAAGTCTCTCGCTAACCTCGACAGCACAGCCAACACGAAGCTGTCTGGTATCGCCACAGGCGCGACGAACGATCGCGCGGTTGACACCCGGAACGACAACCAGCTCCCATCTTGGTATCGAACCAATTACCCTCTACGCACTGTAACCGAGTTCAAGTTGGGCAGCGCGTTGGGGCTTCCCGTCACGGCCAGCGGCTACGGTGCGCTCGTGACCACTGTCGAATACTCCGACCAGTCAGGGGGCTCGGTCAAGCAGCGCTTCACGCTTGGGAAGAATGACAGCGGTTACGTCGCCGGCCAGTCGTGGGTTCGGGTTGGGTCCGTGTCAGGAGACACATCGTGGGGGGCCTGGCAGAAGGACTTCTCGGGCTTCGCTAAGCCGACCTTCGGGGACAACGATCTCCTGGAGACCTCGGGAGCTGTCGCCACCCTGGCCAATTTCAAGACTGGTGTCGGCACCGCCGCAGCGATCGCCGGCCAGGGGGCGCTCGCAACCAAGAGCACGGTGAACCTCGCCAGTGAAGTCACGGGGACCCTCGGAGCGGCCAACGCTGCCGCTGCCCTGGTCAACACCAACATCTCGATCGCCGCTGACGGATCGCTGACGGGTGGTGGCGGTGGCCAGGTGACGATAGGTGGGCTTGGCTACACGGGCGAACTCAACGCCACCTTTGGCGCTCGGGCTGGGGCGAACATCTACCGGACTGACGGCACGACCGTCATGAGCCAAGCGGAAATCCGCACGGCTGAAGGCGTGGCTTCGGCCATCGCCGGCCAGGGAGCCCTTGCGACCAAGAACACCATCGCAGGTTCCGACATTGGCTCTGCCGTCATCAGCTTCGATAAGTTGACGACGACTGCCGCTCGGTTCGGCACCAATGTCGTCCGCGCCGATGGGGCGACCAGCGTAACGGATGCAGCCGCCATCACGTCCTTGGGCACCGCCGCAGCGATCGCCGGCCAGGGGGCCCTTGCAACAAAGAGCACAGTGTCCCTCGCCAGCGAGGTCACCGGGACACTTGGGACGGCCAACGCTGCTGCGGGGCTGGTCAACTCCAACATCTCGATCGCTGCGAATGGCGCGCTGACAGGTGGTGGTGGCGGCCAGGTCACCATCGGCGGGCTCGGTTACACCGGGGAGCTCAACGCGACGTTTGGAGCGCAGGCCGGCACCAGCCTATATCGAGCCGACGGCACGACCATCATGACGCAGGCCGAGGTTCGAACGGTTGAGGGCACCGCCGCAGCGATTACCGGCCAGGGTGCTCTTGCAACCAAGTCCACGGTGAACCTCGCCAGCGAAGTGACGGGAACACTAGGGACGGCTAATGCTTCTGCCGGGCTGGTGAACTCCAACATCTCGATCGCTGCAAATGGCGCGCTGACAGGTGGTGGTGGTGGCCAGGTCACCATCGGCGGGCTCGGTTACACAGGGGCGCTCAACGCGACGTTTGGGGCTCGAGCTGGGACGAACATCTACCGGACCGACGGCACGACCGTCATGTCGCAGGCGGAAATCCGCACGGCCGAAGGCGTGGCTTCAGCAATCACCGGTCAAGGTGCACTGGCAACAAAGTCGACTGCGGCCTGGGGGACCGACATCTCGGGTATCCCTGAGGACCGAATTTACGACAACCTGCTGAATCTCTCGCAGTGGACCATCGGAGGTACCGGTACCCAAGGGACCTTCAGTGCAAACGGCACCGCTGCGGAGAATGCTATCGTGCTCGGAGTGGGGCCGTTTGGCTCAACTGAACCGATCTGGCGGTGTGTAAGTGATGCGGGGAACGGAGCAGACGGCGGCTGGGGGTGCTCGTTCACCTATGCCAACTTCAACTCCAAGCGTTCGTTGCGGATGTCTGTCTTTGCCAGGCGTGATGCGCTGAACGGCAATATTTACCTCGGGTGCTATGGCGGTGGGCTCAACCAGACGCTGAACCTCGCCGACGGGTCCGTCAACGCAAACCCCTATTTCTGTATTTCGTCGCTGCCCCAGACCAACAAGTGGTATCTCATTGTGGGCATCCTCCATGGGTCTGACTACACTGGCGGGCAGACAGGGCTGAGCGGCATCTACGACGTAGAGACCGGCCAGAAAGTTGTCACTGGAACTGATTTCAAGATCGCGCCCGGCGCGACCGGTCAGCAGCACCGCGTCTACCAGTATTACACCACCCAGGTCGTGACGACTGACTTCGCTCGGCCCCGGGTCGATCTGCTGGACGCGGGTGCGCCGACTATTGAGGCGCTCATGAAGCCTTGGGCGCGCATTGGCTCAAACCTCCTCCGGGCCAGTGGTAATACGGTTGCGACCGAGGCTGATATCCTAACCTCGCTCGGCACCGCTGCCGCGATCGCCGGTCAGGGGGCGCTCGCGACTAAGAGCACGGTGAACCTCGCCAGCGAAGTGACCGGGGCGCTCGGTACGGCAAACGCTGCTGCGGGGCTGGTCAACTCCAACATCTCGATCGCCGCGAACGGCTCGCTGACGGGTGGCGGCGGTGGCCAGGTCACCATCGGCGGGCTTGGGTACACCGGGGCGCTCAATGCGACGTTTGGGGCCCGGGCTGGGACCAACATTTACCGCACCGACGGCACGACCGTCATGACGCAGGCCGAGGTTCGAACGGTTGAGGGCACGGCCGCAGCCATCGCTGGCCAAGGGGCGCTGGCGACCAAGAGCACCATCGCCGGGTCCGACATCGGTTCGGCGGTTGTCAGCTTCGACAAGCTGACCTCCACGGCTGCTCGCTTCGGTACCAATGTTGTCCGGGCCGATGGATCGACCAGCGTTACTGACGTGGCCGCCATCACTTCGCTCGGCACGGCCTCTGCAATCGCCGGCCAAGGCGCACTGGCGACCAAGAGCACTGCCACCTGGTCGACCGACATCTCCGGCACGGGCAAGCCCCAGGACAACGCTGACGTGACGGCGCTGGCGCAGGTTTCGATTGCGCTGACAACCGATCAGACGATCCCGGCGACCTATAATGGAACCGTCACGACCGAGGATCTGGCGAACATCATCTGGTCGCCAGCGGTGTCGCGCGGCGGCAGCTCGATCAAGCTGGCCAACGGCACCACCTATGCCCTGAGCAATGCCTCGGGCGGCACCTTTGCGGTGGACAATACCAATGGTTCGGGCAGCAAGGGCAACGTCACGATCTCGGCCATGTCGTCGAACATCGCGCAGGTGGAGCTGACGATCACGGTGGACGGCGTCGTGCAGCCGAAGCTGCTGCTGAAGGTGACGAAGAACCTGGGCGCGCCGCCACCCAGCGGTGGATCGACGCCGAAGACCGTCACTTGGGGGGCGGGCGAATTCACCACCCTGAACACCTTGTCCTACACGCCAGTGACGGCTGCCAAGACGGTCGCCCTGGCGACCGGCGAAAGCCTCTATGGCACGGCCCCGCTGACCTACAACGTGGCCGGGACCAACACCCCGCCGCTGAACCGGACCATGACCTACAAGTGGCAGTATTCGCCGGCCGGTGCGAACAGCTGGAGCGACTTCGCCAGCCCGATCACTGGTAGCACGGCCAGCTGCGCCGACTTTGCGAATGAGATCAACGCAGTCCCGGGGACTGTTTCCGTCACGCAGACCAAGAGCGGGCTGGCGGCCGGGAACTGGGATGTCCGCCTGGTCGCTCTGTGCTCTGCGACTGGCCGGAACATGAGCACCAGCGGCTCCGCGACGGTGGAGGCCAAGGTCTGATGCCCGGGCAGCTTTGGGCCATCATTGAGCATGGCAATTATCGCCTGATCTGGACGGCTTCGGCCAAGGACCATCCGCGCCGCGCCGGACACGCTGATGAGTGCCGCGGGCGAAAGGTGGTGGCGCTCGATCGAGAGCCGGACGAAGCGCTGGGCGAGTACGTTACGGCCGAAGGCGAGATCGGCTTCGATGTGAGCCGGATCGCTGGAGCGATCACCGGCCGGATCAAGGAAGCGGCCGCCCGGCGCATCGAGGCCGTGGCCCCGATCTGGCGCCAACTGAACGACCTGGCCGATCCATCCAATCCCGATCACCAGCGCCGCCGGCGACAGATCGACGCAATCCGCGCCTGGTCGAACGAGGCCGAGCGCAAGCTGCGCTCTGCCCGTTGTGTGAGTGATGTTGTGGCCGTTCTGGCCGATCTTGAAGAAGGAAACTGACCATGCCGATTCCAACTGATTTTGTGTCTGCCAATGGCCGGATGCTGGAAGCCTATGCCGCACTGGCACCGAGCCTGGCGGTAGCTCAACCGGGCGCGTTTGAGCAGCTCACTGCGATCATGACCGGCGTGATCCCGCCGGAGCGGGTGAGCGAGTTCGCCGAATGGGGCTATGCCAAGCGTGATCTGCTGGACGCGCCGGCGAAGGAGGCTGTGGCCGATGTCTGCGCCTTCGCGACCATGAATGGCTTCTATGGCCTTGGCGAGAACCAGCGCGGGATGCGCATCGAGACGATGCTGCGCCATGGCGAGCTGCCCGAGGGCGTGGAAGCGCCGGAGCCGGCCACAAAGTACGCGGCTGAGGCGCAGGCCTAAGCCATGGCGACCGTCGATCCAGTGTTCGCGCAGTGGCTGCAGGCCGAAGGGCTGTGGCAGGTGTCGGAAGACGCCGTTTTGCGCGCACGCTGGGGAGATGTGGCCTTAACGACGGAGCGGATGACCACGATCGCGCTGAAGGCCGATGCGGTGGCCGAGGCGACGCGCCAGCTGGCATTCCTTGGCCCCGCGGCGGTCATCGATGAGCATCTGCTGGTGGGCGAATGGCGCGAGCTGCGCGGCCTGGTGGTCACCCTTACGGCCGACCGGCTCGGCTATGAAAATGGCGTCGACGTGATGGTGCTGGCGGCCGTTGATGAACGATCGACCAACACCAGCCGCGTAACCGTGCTGAGGAGGCTCTGAGATGGCCAATCTGCTGATGCTGGTGCCGCGGGCGATCACGGCTCTGGCCGCGTCACGCGGCAGCTCTGCAGCCAATCTGCTGACGGATGATCCCAAGGAAGTCTGGTCGGATTCGGCGGTCGGTTCGGCGGTATCGATCGACATCGATCTTGGCGCTGAAGTTGCGATCGACACGATCTGCCTGGCGGCCGTTTATGGTGCCGCGGCCGGGGCGACCTGGAGCATTGCCGCGGGGGACTTGGGCTATACCGAGATCACCCTGAAGCCGAGCGGTGCGCTGCGTGCGGTTGATGCGGCCGGCCAGGCGCCGAGCGTCTCACATGCCTTCTGGACTGGCGCGAGCGTGAACGTGCGCTATGTGCGGATCACGCTGGTCCAGCCAGCCGGGAACCCGCCCCTGAAGGTCGGCCGAGCCCTGGTCGGCAAGGCCTTCATCCCGCAGTTCAACAAGGAGTGGGGCGCGGCCCGCGGAGTGATCGATACCGGTACGGCGACGCGCCTGCCATCGGGCGGCTTTGCGATCGCGCAGGGCGCCAAGCTGGGCACCTATCGGTGGACGCTTGGTGACCTGTCGGAGAGCGAGACCGAGCAGCTCTATGCCCTGCAGATCGAGACCGGTCAGACCGGGCCGTTGCTGGTGGTGGAAGACCCCGCGGCGACGGCCGGCCAGCGCAACCGCATTCACTACGGGCTGCTGACTTCACTGCGGCCGTTCGAGCGCCGCAATCCGCGCCAGACGCGCTGGGAATTGAGCATGGAGGAATGGATCTGATGAGCCGCAGGAAGCAAGCTGCACTGGC